CATAGAGGTCGAGCCGCCCCTCAGCATCGCATGCGGTGCTCTCGGCCCAGCGTCGCCAGGCATCGGCGTGCTGCTTGTCGGGCCAGCGCGTGGTGATGCCGGCACCGACTGCATTGCCAGTCCAGAGGTCGATGATACGGGCGGCGTATGGGTCATTCCGGACGGCATCGCGGGCGCGGCGGGTGATCGTACTCGATGCGCCCGCCACTTCGCTGTTGGCGCTGCCGCCGGAGGCAGCCCATGTCGAGGCGCGCGCGTCCTGGGCTGCGGCATAACCGCGCAGCGCGCGCCACGCGTCGCGGAAGCGGGTGGGGATCATCGGCACCTACTTCACCACCAGCCGCTTCACGACTTCGACCACAGTGCCTTCGCCGAACAAGAGCAGGACGACGATGGCCAGCAGCACGAGCTCGATCCGCTTCAGCCGCGCCTCGGCCTGCTTCCAGCGCTCGGCACAGATCGCCTCGTGCACGGCGAGCTTCTGCGCGACATCGTCTTCGGACATGGGGTGGCCTCCGATCAGCCGGCGTCGCGAGTGAAGCGGGCCAGGGTCACACAGGGGCGGCGTTGCGCGGGGTGCTCGGCGGCGTAGCCGGCGGCGAGCGCCTGGGCGATCTCGGCGAGGGAGCGGTATTCGACGGTGCGGCCCTCGAAGGTCACGCGCGTGGTGCCGGCGGTGTAGGCATCGGCCAGGCCGCGCCAGCGGTTGCCAGTCAGTTGGGCAATCGCCCAGGCCAGGACGGTCGGGTTCATATCAGCCGAACAGGGTCTGCTGGCGCCCGGGCAGGCGGCGCCGCTTGTTCTGGTAGGCTCGGAACTCGGCCTCGCGCTGCTCGCGCGGCACACGGCCGGCGGTCAGTCCGGTATGGCAAGGCTTGCAGATCAACCAGGTATGCGCGCCGTTGGGATGGCTGCTGGCATAGAAGTGGTCGAACTCCGCGAACGGCGTGCGGGCGGCATCGGCTGTCACCACGTCGGCCATGTTGCAGCAGGGGCACCGCCCGCCAAGAGAACGGATATCTTCAAGGTGGCCGCGTCTGGTCGCCTCGCTCAGGGCGCGGCGCCGCGTGTGCGCCACGTGCTTGAGGTAGGCCACATCTTCGGCGATGCCATCGACGCGCGCCGCCACACGATCGATCGCCTCGTCCTGGCCGGAGAAACGAACCGCCAGCGGCGCCACGATCTCGCGCACGGCGGCCAGGAAGCGCTCGTCCGGCCCATGGGCGCGCAGGCTCGCCTCCATGGCGTTGAACGCCTGGATGTAGGCCACCTTGAACCGCATGGCCCGCTCGCCGGTCCAGCCCATGACCAGCAGGGTGAAGCCGTCGCGGGTCAGGTCGAACGAGCGTGTCTCTCGACCCGGCCCATCATGTCGCTCTTGACGAATCTCGCGGAACCAGGCGCCAAGCTGTTGAAAAGAAACATCCCTCAAATCTGAGGAGCTGTCCGTGCCCCCGTCGGGTTGCCTGACGCTGTTCGCGAGCAGGGAGTCGATGTCGCGCAGGACGTTGTCGTGCCGCTTGCCGAACGCCTCCGCCACATCCCGGCTGTTCACCAGGGCGACGGAGCCGTCCAGCCGCAGGCCAAGGCTGGTCGGCGCTGGGATTTCCTGTGCGACGATCATTTCTTGCGTCATGGGATCCTCAACGTGAGAGAAGAAAAGATCAGCGCAGCCAGCCGCCGCGGGGCGAGAGCCAGGCCCGCGGGCGCAACGCGGCAGGTGCCGGTGCCTGCGGTGCCGGCGATGCCTGCTTCTCAGCGGCGGGAAGCTGGTGCACCAGCACCGGCGCGTCAGCCAGTTCCTCCCGAAGCCGCTGCCAGTAGCGGTCGCCGTAGCGGTCTGCACCCAGCAGCCACAGCGCGGCGCGGGCCAGCACCGCGCAGTCCAACGCCTCATTGCGATCGCGCAGCTTGGCCCATTCCTGCCGGGCAAAGCCGCGCCGATCCTTGGTCGTGCGCAGCTGCTCCGCGACCAACTGCTTGATCCACTCGACCTCGATGGCCCGCGGTAGATGCACCCAGCCCTGCGGGTAATCCTCTGTCTCGCCGCGACCCAGCCAGAGCCGGCGATACAGGTCGGCTTTCCATGTCGAAACCGACACCGTCCAGAGCTTCAACCCGCGGCGCAGCTTCTGGCCGTTCACCAGGGCATCCACCAGCGTCGGGCCCTGCACAGGTTGCGCCCGGTTCCAGCCCTCCACGCCTTTGGTCGGCGCGATGCGCGGATCCCGCAGGTGGCGCAGATGGCCGTAGACTGACGCTGTGTCCCGACCGCCGGTGTCGACGCAAACCTTGGTGATGCGCATCGCGCCCGTGGAGGCCCGCGGCCAGTCCCTGGCCAGCAGCTTCGCCAGTTCCTCCCAGGGCGCCCGCTCGCGTGGACTGCCGGGGATCACCACGTGATCGATTAGCCAAGACGTATATCCCTCGGCCCAGCCCCACACGTCGACTTCGATCCGGTCGTCTTGGACGTCGACGCCCGCGGTCAGCACCAGCACACCGGCCGGCACGGTGCCGAGCGGGAAGTCCTCCCGCCGTTCGACCAGGCGTTCCCAATCCGGCGCCTCACCATGCTCCTGCCAGGTCTCGCCCAGCACGGTGTTGCGGAAGGTCTTGAGGTCCTCCGCCTTGCCCTGCGCCGCCTCCCAGTCGCGAGCGATCTGCTCCCAGGACAGCCAGCCCACCGGCGAGTAGAGCGCCGAGATGTGGAAGCCGGCCCTGTAGGGGTCCGACGCCTGCGCCGTCGCCCGCCACTCGCCGCCGGCCAGCATCGCCGTCTTATGGTGCTCGCCGATCGGCTGATCGCAGGCCTCGCAGTGATAGGCCACCGAGGTCGGGTTGCCCTTCGTCCAGATCAGACGCTCGAACCGGAGCCATTGCATCGCCTGGCAGTGCGGGCACGGCAGGAAGAACCGCCGCTGGTCGCTCGCCTGGTATTCGCGCTCGATGCGGCTGCGGCCGGCGATGGTCGGCGTCGAGACCAGGAACGCCTTGCGCCGCCAGCCAAAGGTGCGTGCCCGCGCCTCCGCCAGGGCAATGGGATCACCCTCGCCATCGACATCGCCAGGATAGGCATCGACCTCGTCGAGGAACAGGAACCGCGCCGTCATCGAGCGCAGCCCCACCGCCGAGTTGGCGCCGGTCAGCACCAGGATGCCGCCGGGGAACTCCTTCGATAACTGGGTGTTGCCGCTGTCCCTGGCACGAGCCGGTGCCACCCGCTCGCGCAGTGCCGGTGTCTCCTCCACCAGCGGGTCGATGCGCTGCCGGCTGAAGCGCTTGGCCAATTCCACCGTGGGCTGCACCGCCAGCACCGGCGCCGGCACGTGGTGCATGATGTAGCCGAGGAGACAATTGCCTGCCTCCGTCGCGCCCACCTGAGCAGCCTTCATGAACACCACCCGACGGATCGGGTTGATCGCCGACAAGGTGTCCATGATTTCGCGCAGGTAGGGCGCGCGCGACGTGCGCCACGGCCCCGGCTCCGACGAGGCGCGGGTGCTCAGCACCCGGTGCTGGTCAGCCCATTGGCTGACCGTGAGCTGCGGCGGTGGGCGCAGCATGGCGCCCGCCCGCCTGCGGACATGCTCAGCGGTCCGTGCCGCGGTTTCCGAGGCCTGGGGGATCGAAGCGATCTGCGGCCTCCGTCAGTAGATCGGCGACGTGCTGCTGCAGCACGGTCTGCACCAGGTGCGGCTCCACCCCGAGATCGGCGGCGATCAGGCCGGACACCCGAGCGGGCCAGTTCAGCAGCGCGTCGCGCATAGCGCCGGCGATCTCGTCGATGGCGGCGTTGGCCGTCACGGCGTCCAGCAGCCGGCCCTTGTCCTCGTCCAGCGCCATGCGTTGGGCTTCGACCTTCAGCGCCAGCTGGGCCACGCGTAGCCGGGCGTAGGGCGTGGCATCGCCCGATAGCCTCGCCTGCGTGGTGCCCGCGCCCACAGCACCCGCCAGCGGCGAGCGAACAGGGTCGGCAGTCTCAATCATGCGGCGCCGCGACTTCTCCACATCCCACTGGCCATCCGGCTCGCGCTCGATCCGGCCCTTGGCCTCGGCCTTGCGCAGGGCGGTCTCGGTGACGCCGATGCGGCGGGCCAGTTCGCGGGTGGAGGGTGTCATCTCCGGCATGGCGGCGACCTCCCGCCGCACAAAGCAATCGTTCTGTGCTCAATCCAGCTTGGCTGTGCTGCGCCCCAGCGCGAAGTGTCCATCACACGCAGGGGACCACGCCCCGCCAGGCAGGAGCAGCACAGATGGCCAGCACCAACACCACCCCGGAGAGCCGAAACCGCTCCTGGGGGTTCTTCGGAACCATCAACCACCACGGCGACGCCGCGATCGCCTGGCCCATCGCCATCAATACGATCAGCGACGCCACGCAGCTTCCCGCCGAGACGGTGGCGATCTTCCTCGATAGCCGGCACGGCCGCCACTTCGCCGACGATGTCGCCAACGAACTCGCCACCGGCAAGGTGATTGCCGACGCGATCGAAGACGCCACTGCCCGCTGGATGGGCTGGCGGATCAGCGCCCACACCGCCCACGAGACCGGAATCCCCCGCGGGCTCCCCTACCTCACCGGCTTCGCCCTCCACGCCGAGATCGAGGCCGACACCACCGACTGATGCGTCACCCTCCGCCACGCCCCGCCCGGGTTCTGCCCGGCGGGGCTCCAGGCAGTAGCTGCCCCTGGTGGTCAGGGGCGCGAACTGGAGCACGCCGATGAGCCTTTCCCCCGCCGCCGCCATCGTCCTGGCCCGCGCAGCCGAGCGCCCGGACCGCCGCATCGAATTCCACCGCAAGCTGCCCACCGGCGGCCGCCACAAGATGATCGACGCTCTGCTGCGCGAGGGCCTGATCACCGAGACCCAGGGCGAATACCGCCTCGGCGACGGCGCGCTGCTGATCGAGGACTCCGCAACCGGCCTGATGCTGACTACGCTGGCCCTGACCGACGCCGGCTTCCGCGCCCTGAACCTCGCCGCGCCGGAAAGCGAGCCGGCGGCCGAAACCGACGCCACGGACGCGCCCACGGCTGCCTACGTGGCGGCGGTGCAGGCGGAGGCCCTGGCGGTCGCTGACGCCCTGGAAGCCGCCCAGGGCGAGCCCGTGTCCGCCCCGCGCGCCAGCCTGCGAGATGCCGCCGCAGCGGTCCTGGAAGCGTGGGACGATCGGGAGAACAAGCAGCAGGACCTGCCCGAAGTGATTGAGCGCCTACGCGCAGCCTGGGTCGCGAAACCCGGCCGCCCCGCCAGCGAGCACGGCATGCCGCGCAAGCCGCGCGAGGGCACCAAGCAGCAGGCGGTGCTGGCCATGCTGCGCCGCGAAGAGGGGGCGACCACCGCGCAGATCGCCGAGGCCACCGGGTGGGCCAGCCACACCGTTCGCGGCTTCCTGGTCGGCCTGAAGAAGAAGGGCATCCAGGTCGCCACCCTGGAGCGGGTCCGCATGGTCGGGCCCAACAAGGAGGGCGCCCGCGGGTCCTTCACCATCTACCACGTGGCCGCCTGAGGACGCGGCGATGCCCCACGAGCGACGCTGGATCATCCTGGCCGCGGATGGCCGGCACTCCACCCTGGGGCGCAGCGCCCCACCAGACGAGGAGGAGGTGGCGAAAGCCGCCTCCGCCCTCGCGGCGGTTGGGCTTGCCGGCTGGCTGGTACGCCTCGATGGCGACTACTGGTCGCGCCGGAAGCCGGTGGTGCTGACACCGCTACGCCCGCTTGCTCACGCCGCCGTTGCCGACTGGCCCGCCGCTGTCGCCGCATTCGAGGCCATGCGCATGGTGGCGACGTCGTCGAAGGTTCGGTCCTCTCGATCCAGGATGGCGGGCTCGCCGGTGAACGCCTGCCAGCGCAGCAGCGCGATGTCGCAGTAGTCCGGGGTGATCTCCATCGCCAGGCACGCACGCCCCGACGTCTGGGCGGCGATGATGGTGCTGCCGCTGCCGCAGAACGGCTCGTAGACTAGATCGCCGGCCACGCTGTTGTTCAGCATCGGCCGACGCATGACCTCGACGGGCTTCTGCGTGCCGTGCACCGTCGCCGCGTCCTCGTCGCCGCTGGCGGTGGGCACCGACCACAGCGTCGTCTGGTCCCGTGCGCCCTGCCAGTGGCCGGTCTTGCCATCGCGGACAGCGTAGAAGCACGGCTCGTGCTGCCAATGGTAGTCGCCGCGGCCGAGCACCAGGCGAGATTTCGCCCAGATGATCTGCGAGCGGATGCCGAAGCCAGCGGCCTCGAGGCTCTCGGCGACGACGCGCGCGTGGCGCCCGGCGTGCCAGATGTAGGCCACGTCACCGGGGAACAGCGCCCAGGCCTCGCGCCAATCGGCGCGATGATCGTTCGGCACATGGCCGACGCGGGCGGTGGCCGACACGCCGGCGGCGTTGCGCCAGGTCGGATCGTATTCCACCCCATACGGCGGGTCGCTCACCAGGAGGTGCGGCTTGGCCCCTGCCAACAGGCGCTGCACATCGGCGGCACTGGTGGCGTCGCCGCAGAGCAGGCGGTGCCGCCCGAGGCGCCACAGATCACCGGGCCGCGTCACCGGCTGGGCCGGCGGCTCCGGTGCCGGCGCATCCTCATCCCCGTCATTGTCGCCGCCCAGCCCCGCCTCGGCGAGCAGCGCGTCGAGCCCCGCCGGGTCGAAGCCGAGCAGCGCCAGGTCGAAGCCGTCCTCGCGGATGCGCGCGAGCTCGGCGGCAAGCAGAGCCTCGTCCCAGCCGGAGTTCAGCGCGATCTGGTTGTCGGCCAGCCGAAGCGCCCGAGCTTGGGCTTCCGTCAGGTGCGCCAGCCGGATCGCCGGCACCGACGGCAGGCCCAGCCGCTTCGCGGCCAGGACGCGCCCGTGGCCGGCCACCAGAACGCCGGCGGCGTCGACCAGCACCGGATTCACGAAGCCGAACTCGGCGATCGAACCTGCGATCTGCGCCACCTGCGCCTCGGAGTGGGTGCGGGCGTTAGCGGCGTAGGGGATCAGCGATGCCACCGGCATCGCCACCACGGCGAGATCATGCTGCATGAGCCGGCTCCTGCGCCACCGTGCGCTCCGCCGCCACCGCGTCGTAGTCCCTCCCGTCGCCGTCGAGGGTCACGGTAAGGTCCGGGTGGTTCTGCCGCCACCGCGCTATGGCGAGGTCGACATAAGCCGGAGCCAGTTCGATCGCGCGGACCAGTCGGCCCGTGCGCTGGCCGGCAAGGATGGTGGTCCCGGATCCGGCGAAGGGCTCGAACACAACTCCGCCCTCGTCGGTGAACGCCCGCATCAGGAACTCCGGCAGCTTCACCGGGAACACCGCCGGGTGCTCGGTCTCGATACCGCGGGCCTTGTGCCGGGTAATCCGCAGCACGTTGTCCGGGATGCGCGTGTCCTGAACGCCCTGGCCGGCGTGCTGCCAGTCGGTGACCGTGCCGTCCTTGTTGCGCAGCCCACCGTGGCTGCCGTTCACATGGCCGGCCCAGCGGCAGGGGATGATCTTGTTGGCCTGCCGCGCCTGACGGTTGAAGTGGAAGACGAACTCGAAGCTCGGCGCGAGGCGGCCGTTCCAGTCACCGGGCAGGCCTGGTCCCTGATCCCAGACGTAGAGGCCGAAGCGGCGCCAACCCTGACCGCGCATCCAGTCCAGCCAGCCGTTCCAGTACGGCAGCCACTCGCTGTCACGATGGATCATGCCGAGGTTCACCAGCACCTGGGCGTCCGGCGCCAGCGTCTGGTCGAGATGGACGAAGACTCCCTGCATCAGCAGGTCCCAGTCGGTAACGCCGCCAGTGGTGTAGTCGCGCTGGTTGCCATAGGGCGGGGAGGTGAAGAGCGTCGCAGCGCGCTCGCCGTGCATCAGACGCGCGACGGTGTTCGGGTCAGCGCTGTCGCCGCAGGCCAGCCGATGGTCTCCGAGGCACCACACATCACCGACGCGGGCAACGGCCTGACGCGGCGGCTCCGGCGCAGCGTCGGCGGGATCGTCCTCCTCCGCATCGCCGCCGGAAACTGCGGCCGCCCCGTTGCCATCCACATCGGCGCCTTCCGGCTCGTCCTGCGTACCGCCATCGGTGACGGCCTCGTCCGCAGCGGCCAGGATCGCGCCGATCTCCTCCTGCGAGAACCCGATGGCCAGCAGATCGACCTCGCCTGCGGCTTGCAATCCGGCCAGCGCATCGCGCAGTAGCGCCTGGTCCCAGGTGGCGTTCTCCGCGATGCGGTTGTCGGCCAGCCGCAGCGCGTCCTTCTGCATTGGCGATAGGTGCTTCAGCACGATCACCGGCACCTTTGTGATGCCGAGCGCCTGCGCCGCCTCGAGCCGCCCATGGCCCGCGATCAGCACGCCGTCTTCGTCCACCAGCAGCGGGTTGGTGAACCCGAAGGCAAGCATGCTGGCCTTGATCTGCTCGATCTGATCGGCCGAGTGCAGTCGGACGTTGCCAGCGTATGCGCGCAGTTCCACCACTGGGCGCAGCACGATCTTCGCGGCCATCCAGGGGAGGGTCATCAGGGGCGTCCGGATTTGGAGAGGGTGGTGCTGCGCACCGCGCACCAAAATTGCGACCTGACGCTAGGGGCCTATCGCGCTCTCGCCCCCCGCATCGATCCGGTCCAGGAAGGAACCCTCGCATCGACGCTGGTGGGGTGGGCAGTTCGGTCCGCTTAGTGCTGAGCGGACCTTTTTACAGTAGACAGATAATAGCCTTGCGGATTTGAGCTGTGCAACACGACATTCTTTCGCATTTCTACGCGCAACTACGCTGTCCGCATTTTTCTTTGCCCGCACAAGCCACTCATGCCGCTCGCCGGCGTGTCAGCAGGCCGAAGTGAACCGCCAGCACACCCAAGGCCGCGGCCAGCATGCCCTGCGCGTTCTGCGGTGCGATCGGCCGGCCCGACCAGCCCTGCCGCAGCGCCCACTCCCGCACCGAAGCCTCACAGCCGAGGACGTGCCAGGCGCAGGAGCCGACCGCCGTGTCATGGCCACCGAGCACATCCATGGCGTCGGCGATCTTGATCCTGGCGTGCACGTTGGTCTCCGACAGGTGATCCACCCGCTGTCCCGGCATCCGCAGGAAGGACGTCGTCATCACGCGATCGATCGCCGCCTTGCGGAACAGGGCTCGGAACAGCAAGCCGGTGTCATAGAGCTCCTGACTGATCGTGCCGTTGCGCAGCATCATCCCGAGCGTGTCGACCGCCCGGTGATGCGTGACCACACGACCAGTGTCGGGGTCGGCATCGTAGCTCGGCGGCTCGAACGCGGAATGCTGCTGGCGCCACTGCGACGGCTTCGAGAGGTCCTCCAGCACGGGCAGTGCGATCTTGAACCGACGCTTCCTAGCGGCCATGGCCGTGTCCTCCGTTGCGGCGCCCCCACCGTCGGGTGGCTTCGTTGGCGATCGCCTGGCGCAGCCAGGGATCGGTGATCTCCGAGATGTTCAGCGCGGCCACGCCGTGCTGGTGCCACGCCTGCCGGCGCATGGCGTCGAGCGTGGTGGCGTCGGTTCGTGTACGGGCCCGGTCCAGGCAGGAGCGCGGGGGCCGCGGAGCACCGAGCAAGCTCATGCCAACCCTCCCGTGCCGGTGGTGGCCCAGAGCAGCAGGGCCAGTGCATCGGCCTCGTTGTCGTCGGTGGGGCGGAAGCCGCGGGCCTGCATCGCGGCGATGACAGCGGCCTTGTCGGCGTTGCCCTTGCCGGTGGCGAAGCGCTTGATGGTTCCGACCGGGACGCCCTCGTAGGCCAGGCTGCGGCTCTCGCACCAGGCGGCAAGGTGGGCCAGGAAGCCGCCGTAGATGTGCGCTGCGTCGGTCCCGGCGTGCCGGCGGACTTCTTCGAAGACGACGCGGCCAAGGCCGCCCGAGAGGGTGTCGAGTTCGGCCAGCCAGCGAGCGAAACGCAGATACCGCATTCCGCCACCCTCGAAGCGGCTGGGCCGGAAGCTGACGGTGCCGGAGGTGATCTGGTCGTCGCGGGTGCGCAGGGCCCAGCCGGTGCTGGTGCCGAGGTCCAGTGCCAGCACTGCCTGGGTGGCGACAAGGGTGGGGAGGTTTGTGGGCGGCGCCAGGACAGGGCTTGCCTGTGGC